CAGCCGGGCAAAACCAAAGTCGGCCAGGAACGAATCCACATCCGTCCCGCTGGACGTGGAAAGCCGCGTCACGGCAAGCAGGGTCATGATCAGGCCCTGCAGCCAGAGCGCCACGCCTGCCGTGGCTTGCCCAATGGCTTTGAGCACCGAGCCAGTGCTGAAATTGAGCAGCGCAGACGCCGCGCCCTGCACCGCGCTGGCAAAGTTGGTGACGATGGTCGCAAAAGACTGGGTTTGCAGGTTGGCCATTTTTATTGCGTCACGTCAAAGTTGAGCACCACGGGCAGCTTGCTGGCGGCGTCGTTGTACATGATGAAAGCGTTCACGCCCGACTGGATCGGCGTGATCTGGATCACTGGCGCCGGGGTCTGGCTTACCGCGGCTTCTTGCGCCATCTGGCTGGCGATCAAGGCTGTGCTGGCCGCGATGTTTACCGGCATGCCCACGGCACGCGGAAGGCCTGCGCCATAGCTGGGGGCAAAGGTGTAGTCGGCGCTCGCCTGGGGTTGGCCGTTGGCGTCGTTGAGCGTCGGATTGGTCAAGAGGCGGCGCAGCACGCGCTGCTCGCCCGTCGTCGTTGGGTCCGTGACCAGCAGATCGCCGTTGGCCGATACCGCCAAGTCGCCGCCCCAGAAATGGTAGAGGTCTTGCATTTAATTTGGAGCCCCTGTATTTCCTGCGCCGGTCTGGACGCCGCCGTGCGTGTGGGCAATGCCCGATTTGCCGCCGAAAGTGACGTTGGTCGTTCCCACCACAGTAGGCGCTTGAATGGTCCCGGTGGCAGTGATAGGCCCCGTGACGTTTACCGGCCCGGTGATGTTGACGGCTGGTGCCGTGATGTTGAGGTTGCCAGCGCCATTCAGCGTGATGGAGCCGTCCGCATTGAACTTGAGAAATGATCCGCTACTGTGCTGGATAACCATTTCTCCGCTGTTGACCACGGGCGGCAGCTGCTGGGTCGAATACAGCCGGGCCATGACCACGCCGGAATTGAAGTCCCCTTCTGGGAACACCACTACCACCATGTCGCCGATCTGCGGGCCTACTGCGATGCCCCAGCTGCTGCCCACGGCTTCAGTGCCAAGTGGCATCCAGTTGGATTCCACGTTTTCCGGCTGCAGCATGACCTTGACGGCATACGTCTTGGGGTTGTAGCTGCTGACCTTGGCGTGCCGCGGGAACGAAAAAGCGTTAAACGGTGCAGCGCCCTGGCGCTTCATCGCTTCGGCGAGTTCTGCATGTCCGTTCATAGTGTCGCCTGTGAGTCGGACGCAAAGTTCTTGGCCGATACCGTCATGGAAAAGCCCCCATCCCAATGCATGTACCGGCTGATGCTGTCAGGGTAGTAGATCTGGTCGTATGCCGTGCCGGTCCCGGTGACCTGAATCACCGACGTGGTGTCGAGGATGGTGTCGCCGGGCAATTCGGCTTTCAATTTCATTTCATGGGCAACGATGGCCGCATACAAAGACTGGGCCTTTTTTTGCGCCTGGTCTTGGGTCAAATTGGGAAAGGTCCGCACGTAGACCTGAGCGCCGCCGAAAGGCGTCGCTTTCCCGACCTGGATGCTCTTGCCGCCGCTTGGGTATGAAGCGGTAAAGCCCTTGGCCTGTTTCTGATTCCATGACCGGATCACGACCTGCACGCCGCGCGAAACCGTGAGCGCCCGGCTGAATTGCAGGCTCTGGACATTGGCAACCGGTGAAGCCGACGATCCGGCATTGGTGACAAATGGTTTTTGCCACTTGATCACGTAGAGGCTTTGCGGGTTGCTTCCGACTACATCGGCAGGCCGGGGCCCAAAATACAGCGTCTGGTTGCGCACGTAGACGATGAAATCTTCGACACCGGCCAGGTAGAGCAACAAGTCCCATTCGGTGCGCTCGTCGGTGAGTTGCACATGGTCTAGGTCGTAATACTTGCCGACCTGAGTCTTTGTTGCCGTGACTTGCGGCGTCAGGCCGTGCGCGGTCGCTAGCTCGGTGGCAATTTGCGAGCTCGTCAGGTTCTGATATTTCTGGGTCGATTTCGTGTCAATGAAGACCCGCGTCAGATCCCGCCCGCTGAGCATGATCAGCTGGTTCGCCGGGTCAAACTCGATACTGTCAACTTGCCCAAAAATGTAGCTTGTCAGGTCCGCCGTGGTGAACTGGCCAGGCGCCGGGTTGGGCGGCATGCCCATGTAGACCTGCACGTACATGTCCTGCTGGCTCGAAAACCAATTGGCGTCATACCCGGCCGGCAACGTGGATATTGGCAGCGCGACATGGAACGTGTCGGCGCTCGACATGTTGTTGTTGCTCACATCGCATGTCAGGTACGGCATCTTCACCATGGCGCCCTGAGATGGGCCCACCATGACGATGGCGCGTGGCGCGCGGGCGGTCCCGCCAATGTCTGGATTGCTTCTCACACTACGCTGCTGTTGTAGGGCGGAATCACGAGGGTAGTGATGCCGCTCAATTGCGGGTCGCCGTTTAGGACGGGATTGGCTTGGGAGATCACTTTCCAGGCGCTGGCATCGCCGTATTGCTTGGCCGCGATGTCGTAGAGGTTGCCGCCGGGCACCGTGACCGTTCGGACGCTGGAATTGACTTGGCCAAGATTCACGCCGATGCGCCCCAGCACGCCGCTGAGCTGCACCAGCATGGGCTGGCTTTGCGCTGCCGACGTGTAGGCGCTGATCTGCGCCACGGTTTTGGCAATCGGGTTGTTGGGCAGCATTCCGCCCACCGTCGCCACATTGGCCAGCGTCTTTTCGGTCTGGGCAATCAGGGTGCTGGTTTGGGTCTGCACGGCCTGCAGCGGGCCCAAAACCCCGGCAATGGTGCTGTTGGCAGCATTGGCAAAATTCGATACTGCCGAAATGGCGCTGCTGAGCGTGCTCATGCTCGAAGTCAGGGGCGAATTGCCCAGAGCGGTGCAGATGCCCAATGCGGTACCGGCGTCCGCCGTGATCGAGTCATTCAGGCCGGCAGCCGTGGCCGAGGATGTGCCGAAGTTGTCCGTCACCACCTCGCAGTTGATGGTGTAGGGGATGTGGTACGCCTTGCGGAAATCAGGCTCAAAGGCCTGGATCACCACCTGGTAGCTGTTCTGGTCCCACGTCAAGCCCCAGGCCTGCCCGGCAATTGCCATGGCCTTGAGGGTCTGCGCGCGCGCCATGGCCTGCGGGCCAAAGAACACGCCGCTCCATGAAACCGGGTGCGGGTCGTAGCCCATGGCGTCGATTACCCGCGCGCCGCCGACCAGCTTTTTTACTGCCAGGCGCTGCTCGCCGCCAAAGGCGATGTGTTCCGGAATCTCGAAATCTTGGAACACGAAGGTGCCGAGTGTCAGCGACATCAATTTGTCCTCAGATTCATGCCGGGCTGATGAAGGCCAAGTTCATATCCACCAGCGGAAGCGTTATTCATGACGCCCCTGGCCTGTTGACTTGAAACAACGTCTGCCAGCACTCTGCCGCCATCTCGAAGCACCAATTGCACGGGGCGCGTTGATTCGGCATCACTTGCCGCCGGTCGAACAAAATCGGGATTTACAAAACCACGCCCAGCGCCGCCTTTTGAATTGAGTCCATAGTAGCGACTAGACTGATTCCCTCTGCCGGCGTAAAAATCTTCAAGTGAATTGTGGCTTTCAGGGCGTCCAACTGCTGGAATTTTGCTCAACCCATAGAACAGGGCGGCCAGAGCGCCAATGCCAACCACGACAGGCCCAATGACGGCCCCGATCGTCGTAAAAGCGGCCGCGATGGTAGTCATGACCACGCCCCCACCAAAAAACGTCATGGCCACGCCAATCCCAGAGAATGCGGCAGAGATAAGGCCAAGCGTTCCGCCGACCACTGCAAGCCCCGCAATTGCGGCGAATACCCCAACCAGACCCTTGACCAAAGTGGGGTTTCGTTCGACAAAGCCGGAAAAACTATCAAGGACGCCGGCAAGTTTTAGCATGCCGCTCGTTATGGCCGGAAGGTATACCGTCCCGAACATGGCTAAAAAATTCTCCCATGCGGCACTGGCTGCAATTTCAGCTCCAGCCGGAGATTTCATGTAGGAGGCAAGACCTTCTCCAATCGTCGCTGTCTTTCGAAATATCCCGGCGTCTTTGTTAAGCTTTGGCGCCATCGTGATTTGATTGCCAATGAAGTCTCCAGTCGCACGGTTGAAGTTTTTTGCCACAAGCAATGCCAACTGATCATCGCTGAGGTCCATGCCAAACCGCCGCTTGATTGCCGGCACCAAAACTGTCGAAATGAATATGTCCGGCCTGTGAGCGTAAAGCTCCGAATTCACATCAGACAATCCGCCAGTAGTTGGCATCAGAAATCCAAACTCTTTCATCTCCTCTTTGCTCAGGCCTTTGGTGGCTTCGCGCATCATCTTGAGTCGCTTAGGGCTTACCCCTTCAGTCCAAAGGCCAATTTCCGACAGGAATCCTTTGCCTTTGCTGTCCATATGGCCACCGATCAGCGAGCTAAACGCCGTCATAGCCGAAGTGCCAGCTTTATTCCCACCCATGAAAGACATTAACCCGGCAAACACCCCGTACAGGTATTCCTTGTCAAATAGCTGATAGGCCATTTTCCCGGTGCCAGACGCCGTCAGGTAATCCCTGGGCGAAACTCGCATTTTTGTACCCAACATGACTTGGGTCATCATGTTGGCTTCAGATTCAAATTCCGGGGTGCTGTTCACAACCTTTCCACCGCGATGCTCAAGGGCTTTTGCGGCGGACATGATGAGGCCATCAACGTCTTTGCCGCCATTGGCAACACGGCCAACAATCGACATTTTTGTAAAAAGCTCGGAAGTTTCCAGTGCGTGGTGAAGGTCACCAAACGCCGTATGCAGATCTTGAATGTTTTTGACGTTCTGGGTAATCGTGCTTCCCAAAACTTTGTGAGACAACGTTGCCGCCTGTGCAAAGGCAGCCGCATTGTCAGCCGCAGACAGGTTCATTGTGCTGAAATCTGCCTGAGCCTGGGCAAGCTTTTTTGCTTCTTTGTATGGGCCTTCCAGCATGGCAAACATGCCAACGCCAACCCCGAGCATTGCCCCGCTCTTAAGAGCGGTTTTCTGAATGCTCAAAATACGAGATTCGAGCCTTGCGGCGTCAGCCTCACTCTTCATGAAGCCGCGCGACATCGAAACCAGACCACGACTGACGTGATCAATTAAACTCAGCTTGATGCCGATTTTGTAAGCTTCAAACATAGGATTGGTGGCTTTCCATGACTCTGCGCAATAAATTACACGTTTGGGCGGCCGATCATTTCGCTGCGGTACAGTACCCAAGGATCACGCAGATGTCTCCGCGCCTGCCTGTTTTTGGGTTCAAGTACAAGATGCCGATGCTGGCTCGATTCCAGCTATTGGTGATGTCGCTGGCGCTCTTGGCAATTGGCTTGCTGATGCTTTTTGCGGTTGGCGTGCTGGCCTACTGCCTGATGTAGCTACTTTGATTCAAGCTTGCTGAAAAGCCCTTCGCCGCCATACTCAATCATCGACAAGCCCGCAAGCGATCTGCCGATAGCGTGTCCAAGAATCGCGCCAACCTTTTTTTCGGTGTTTACTGCGGCAGGGCCAAGAACAGGGCGCGGAGGTATTTTTTCTGTGCCCAGTTCTTGATAAACCATGACGTCTGAATCAGAACCAACTATGGCATCGAACCCGCTGACTTCATGAGAAATTGAGTTCTGCAGATCATGGGTCCGCACCAACGGGCTACCGTCGGAATTGACTTCGTATCCCTGGCGCACTTTGTCGTCAATAGTCTCAGGTTTTAGCTCCGCCCAAGTCGGGAAATCGCCGGCTTCCGGCTGCAATGTTCCAAATTCGTCTTTGGCGGTTTTTTCCACCAGCATTGCCGCCTGCTTAAGACCGTGATGCGCCGCGACGGTGGCTTTGACCTCAAGCGACAAAAGGTGAGCCGCAAAATGCCCAAGTCGGGTAAATTCCATAATCAGCTCGGCCTTTCGTACTGCATCGAAGACCAGTCAAACTTTGCACCTTCCATTTCGGAAAAAATGATGCACCAAGCCGCGCGCATCAAATCGTCTAGCTGAAAGGCCACGTCAAATGGAACGCCATTCTTTACAAGCCAAAGGCATTCTTTTACAGGCGTGGCCGTGGCTAGTTTTTTAAGGTGGCCTTGTCAGCTTCCGGGTCTTGCGATCCGTACAGTTCGCTTACGGCTTTCATAACGGCGTTGATGCCATCATCATCCAAGCGCTGAATAAGCGCTTCAATGTGCGCTTTTTTGTGGATATTTGGGACGATTGCGCCCTCAATGCTCTTGACGTAGATCAGCGGCAAAATCATCGACATGTAGGTGCTGTTTCCTGCCGATTCTCCAGCCGCCTCCACTAGCCTGTATTGCTCCAAAGGCCCCGGCTTGCCAAGCACGATAGCGCGGCCTCGCGCGTCGTGAATTGTGTTTTCGCTTACCGCTGCCGCAATGACGGCTGTCGATGGGGAGGCGGACTGAGCCGCGCCAGATTGGTTCATCTTCACTGTTGCCATTTTTGCTCCATGTTTTTAGTTTTTGGCTTGACCGGATCAGCTCACTTTGAGCATGCGGGTCGCGCGCCAGTTGATCTTCTGGGTGATCTTTTCCAGGCCTTTCCAGTTGCCGGCGTCCTCAAGTTGGAGCGCCACGCCCGTGTACTGATACTGGGTCACGGCACCAGACGCTTCGGTGATCGTCTGGGTGATGGTCACTTGGTCTGGCAGCAGGCCAGCAAAGAAGTTGGCTTCTTGCCCGGCGAAGTAGTCGGTCACGCTCGAGTCAGCGCGGTCCAGCGAAAACGAACCGGAATGGCCCATGGGCAGATCGCGGAAGCGCTGGGTGCCGTCGATGGCGTCCGATTCCAAGCTCTTGTATTGGGGCTTGGCGTCGAATTCCGTGATGATGTTGAAAGTCATCGGGCCCGCGCTGCCGTTGATGGTCAACTGCGCGTCGCGCCCGATGTTGAATTGGTTGGTGCCTGCCATGGGAACTCCTGAAAGAAAAGAGCCCGCGCATGGCGGGCCCTATGGGTTTGACGCGGGGTTTAGAACGAAGGATTCGGGCTGACGGTCACCGACACCGATTGGCCGCCTTCCAGCGACACGATGAAGTAGCGCACGATGGACAGATACGTGACCTTGACGTAGCAGCTCATGTAGCCCAGCGCCACTTGGCTGCTCGGGTTGTTGTTGGCGTTGATCTGTACCGAGAAAGGGACGGTGTTCGGGTTGTTGACGTCGCCGATCATCGAAGGCCCGCTGCCCGGCTTCCAGAGGTTCATCAGGAACGACTGGATGGTGTTTTGGACCTGTGTGCGCAGCGATGGCGTCTGGGGCAAGCCGATGCAGAAACCGAACGCGCTGGCCAGGGTCAAGGCGATGAAGTTGGTCATCGTCGTGTAGTTCTCGCCGTTGCGGGTCGGGTCGCTGCTGGCGTTGCGGTCGGTCTGGAAGCTGAAGTAGTTTCCGCCAGCCGACGGGTTGGCGATGTAATCCAGCCGGGCCACGGCAGCCGCGCCGAGTTCGGCATTGCTGTAGGGCAGCTTTTGCACGGCGCGCTGAGTGCCGATCAGGTTCAAGACCGGCTTGTTAAGCGTGGTCATGTAGGGGGCCAGCGATGCGCGAAGCGGTGCCCAGAAAGTAACCGGGGACAGCAGGCGCTGGACGCCGTTCACCTGGTCATTCCAGTAGACCCAATCGCCCACGCAGATTTTGAGCCAAGGGGAATCGGCTCCAGCAGAGTTCAACAGGCCGCTGGTGGTGCTGTAGGACGCGCCGGGAGAGGCTTGCGAGCCTACGAAGATGCCCTCCTGCTGGCCATAGCCGGCAATCGTGCCCCATGCGGTGGAATCAACGTGGTCGACCAGGTTGAGCGTCTGAATGCCGGTGCCGCGCAGCGCGTACATGCCGGTGCGGGTATTGCCGTCAGTGCCTATCAGGGTAGAACTGCCGGCGCCAGATGCGCCATCCGTGCCGCCAGACAGGGTAAAGGTGGTCGTGGTGTTCGGGGTCGTGGCCGCCAGTGCGCCGACCGAAGCTACGCATAGCTGCGAAGGCCCGCGGGTGACGCTGTTGCCGTTGTTCACGGCATTGACCAGGTTGAGCCAGATCGAGGTGCTGACGGTAATCGCGCCAGAGGTGCCGCCGCCACCGGTCAGGGTGGCCGTTGCGCTGGTGTAGCCGCTGCCGGGATTGGTCACGGTGAAAGTGCCAAGGCCCCAGACCAGATTGATCAGGGCGCCGATGCCTGCGCCGGAGGTCGACGTGGGAGCCGAGGGATTGGTGGGTGCCGCGCCGCTCAGGCCGCCCGCGTTGGTCACAGCCAGGGCGGTGATCACGCCAGCCGATGCCGTCACGGTCAGAATCACGCCGTTGGGTAGCGTCACCGTGTCGTTGGTCACGTAGCCGGTACCGCCCGAAGCGCCGCCGCCGGTCACGTTGGCAGAAATGACTTTCAGCGAGACCGAGCCAGTCGCCTGCACGCCGCCAGAAGTCTGGGGTGCAGAAATCGTCACGGCAGGGGTTGACGTGTAGCCGGTGCCAGCCGTCACGGTTCCGCCGCTCACGCCGGCCAGGATGTTGTCGAAGGCCTCGCTGGTGTAGCCGGGCCGCGCAATGGTCAGCTTGTAGCTGTTTTTGACGGTGCCAGAGCCGATCACGGCCGTCAGCGTGTTGCCGACGATGCCGGTGTAGTAGGCGGTCAGCACGGCGCCGGTAACGGGCGTCACGTCCAGCAGGTTGGCGGTCGCCGCGGTATCGGTGCCATCGGTGACGCGCACGGCACGGATGTTGGCTTGACCCAGCTGCAGGGCGACAGACACAGCGGTGGACAAGTCAAAGCTGCGAACCACAGGGTTGCCCAAGTAGTTCCCCTGATCTTGCGGGGAGCCGATCAGGTAGGCGCTGTTGACCGGGCCCCAAGAGCCCAGGCCCACAATGCCCAGAATGTTGGTTGGCACGCCATTGATGTAGCGGGTGGTCGGCGGCACGATCTGGACGTATTCCCCGGGCGCCGTCAGGGCTGCGGTGTTGAGCGAACCTACTTGGTAGAGAGGCATGATGGATTTCCCAAAGAAAAAGCCGCCTCAGTGGGCGGCTCTGGTTGAATCGGAAGGCTGATTTATTCGGCGGATTTCTTTGCCACGGGCGCGGGAGCCGGCGGCATGGCCACCTTGTGGCAGTGGTGCGCGTTCTCGCCAGCACTCACGCGGGCGATCTCGTCGTCGTCGGTGATCTGATCGCCGCGCTTGTAGCTTTCGAAGTCGTGAATCACGGTCAAGGCATAGGGGGACATGGTTAGAAACTCCTGGAAGGAATGGCACTTGCATAGGTGCCGGTGAACGTAGTCGGCACAGCCTCAACCGTTGCCGTGCTTTGGGTCTGGGTCACCGCATACTCCACGGCCACCCGGATGTCTCTGCGGTAAACCGCTACTTTCTGGCTGCTGTCAACGTCTACCGGAGACTTCACGCGCAACCGCGCTGCCGTGCCGTCTGGCATGGTCAGCCAGCTCGTCGCCATCAGCACCGGCATGACGGCCGCCGAAAGCGCGGTACGCGCAGCCGGCGTGCTGGCGGCAATGCAGATCTGGAATTGCTGCTCAAAGCGCCCGATTTCCAGCACGCTCTGGCCTACCGTACCGACCCGGGCTATGGGCAGCGGGCCCTTGCCGACGGTAAGTACTGGCCCCGCGCTTGACGTGCCCGCGTAGACCGCGTTGATCTGGCTGGCCAGCGCGGCCGCGATGGTGCTCAGCGTGTCGGAGGCTTGAACGGCATACCCAAAGGCTTGGCCGCCCATCAGCACAAAGACGTTGTGCGCAGAAAACGGGCTGGGCATTGCGCCGCCTATGGTCACCGTGTTCCCGGATACCGTCGCCGTGATGGTGGCCGGCGTGATGCCTTGCGTCTGCCATTGGTAGGGAAACCGTGTGGTTTCGCGCACCTCTGGCCTCGAATAAACCCAGCAACAGATTTTTCCCGTAGCCATTGTTGCGTCTACGGTCTCTGGTGTCGGCCAGCCCGGCATTGCCAATACCGGATAGCCTTGGCCTGGCGCCTGAGACGTCCCATTGGGATAGGCAACGCCGACCAGCAAATTGACAAGGCTGGTTTCTACGTCAGTCTGATCGGCCATTACGCCTCCAGGCGCTCAGCGATGAGGGCATGCCCCATGGAATTCCAGTACGGCACGGCCACCTGGTAGCGCTGGCCCAGGTCGTCGGTGAGAATGTCGCGCGTCTGGAACAGGCCCAACGCGGCCGATGCCGGCGGCACCATGACGCGCCAGAGGCTTTTCCCCGCATTGGCCGGTAGCGAGAGCTCGCCAGAGTCATTGCGCTTGTAGTACTGAATCGATGCCGGTATGCCGGTCGCCACGGTTGTTTCGGCCGCCGAAGTCACGCCGCCATAGCCCTGAGCACCGACAGCGGTAGACAGCACTGGCCGGGTCACGGTCAGCGTGCGCGGATACATGAACGACATCAGGCGAACGCCCGGGCGCGGTACGGCGCCAGCATGGCCTTGGTGTCGTCATCTATCAAGGTCGCGGCAAAGCGTTGAACCGCGGTATCGCCTGCCTTCATGGATTTCATGTTGCCCATCTGGGTCACGTTGCCGATGGCCTGAATCAGATTTGCCGTGGCCTGTTTGATGGCTGGCGGCAAATTGCTGTATTGATACCCTCCGACATACCGCACGATCACTTCCGTGTAGTAAGCCAGCATCACGCCGGCCGGGACCCAGAGCTGGCCGGTGGCGGCGTCAATTCCTGCCGCCGTATTTGCTGGCCAGATTTCCCATGCTGGAGGCCCGCCGAATTTGTTCAGGCTGGCCAGAAGGTTGAATGTGTCCATGTCATAGCCGGATGCGTCGCCGCGCCGTCCGTATCCATAGCGCCCGGTGCCGCCGACAATGCGGGCAACCGGCGTGGCGCTCAGCATGACCTCGCTGCGGCTTTTCGGCAGGTAGCGTTTTTCCGTGATCATCACGCCCAGGTCAATCGTGCAGCCACTGGCGTGAGTGTTGGCAACCCCGCTGCCGCCTACGGCCGTGCTACCCAGAGTCAGACTCCCGGATCCAATGGCCATGACTTGCACGGCCTCGCACAGCGCGGCATTGGCCCGGTCCAAAACAACGCAATCGCCCACCGACAGCGCCGCCGTTGGCCCGGAGACCGGAACCACTACCGACGAGCCAGGCGCAAATGATGCCGTCGCCGTCAGTGTCAGCGTGGGATTGAGCGCCGTCATGAAACACGGCTGGCCAGTGGCGTCCGCCGCGTACAGCAAGCCAGCCGGGCGATTCAGGTAGGCGTCGATCATCGTCGAGGCCTGCAAAATCTGAGGCGTGGTAGCGCTCTGCACGCCATAGACACCGGGATCGCCGCCCTGAAGGTATGCGCTGGGCATTGGTTTTTAGTAGCTGTACAGGACGATGCCAACAGCGGATGCCGTGGCGGTTTTGCTGAAACGGTAGATGCCGGGCGCGGTCAGAGTCAGCGCCGCCGTGGTGTTGTTGAGAACGGGGGCAATGGCCGCAGGCACTGTCTGCCAGTTGCCGGATGCGTCCATGATCTGCGCGGTCACGGTCTCACTGGCACCCAGGCCGCCAGCCACTACGGTAAAGGCCCCGTCTGCCACCGAGCGGTTGACGACAGATGAAGCGCCCGCGCCGGTTTGGGGCGCAAGGATGGGATTGGCTGCAACGCTCATGCTGTGACTCCGGGGGGTAGGATGATCGGGCTGAAGCTGGCGAGCTGTTTGTCGACCATGTAATTGGCCAGGTTGTCAGGCACGTCCGCCTGCCCCATGGTGAACACCACGGAAAGCATGCGCGCCTTGCCTTGCTCGTCGATCCAGTCGCTGTTTGGATACTCGTTGCCGGGCTGCACAAACACGGTGCGCCGGCCATTGGGTGCGTCTGGTTGGTAGATTTTCATAGTGAAATGGGCGTAAAAAAGCCCACCCGGATGGATGGGCTTCAATCCGACAACTTGCCTGGTTAGGCGTGCTGGACTTGCACCACTGCATGGGCGTAACCGGCGCCCTTGAAGATGATGGTGTCGAACTTCACGCCCACGAACTGGCCGGACAGGTTTCCAACCAGGCCGAGCTGGAACAGACGTGGGTTCGGGTTGAAGCTGGGGCCGGAAATCACGGGGATTTCGATCTCGCTTTCCATCACGATCACGGCGTAGTAGCCCTTGATGCCGGTGGGAGTGGCGCTGAAACCGTATTGCGCGGTAGCCGCTGCCGTGGTGGGCACGAACGGGTCGCCAATCAGCGGCAACTTGCCCACTTGCGTGGAAATTGCCGAGACGGTGACGCCGGCCACAACCTCCACCGAATCCAGGCTGATGCGGGCAGCCTTGGCTTCCTGGTCGATGAAGTCGGCCAGCAGGGGGTTGAGGTAGATGGCGGTCGGGCGGACCACGTTGTTCTGATTGGCAACCATGGAGGCAACGGCGGATTTGAGGCCGTCGATGATGCTGGAGCCGGTCGTGACCGTGAATTGCTGGGTGATCTGCGACAGACCGCCCATCCATTGCAGGGTCGTGGGTGCCGACATGCTGGTGTCGGTGCCGGCCCAGACCATGCCGGCGCGTGCGATTTCCACACCGCTGATGACGTCATCGACGTCCTTGGCGATCACGCTGGCGAATTGGCCTTGCTGCTCGGTCACGTCCTTGTCGAACTGGCTGATGTTGCTTTGGGCAATCGTCGCCTTGATGAAGGCGGGACGCTCGAGGCGGGTCGGGCCGGTTGCGGTTGCCGTCAGGTTGCGCGGGTCAACGCTGGCGCCGGTTGCAATGGCGGTCTGTTCGAAGTAGCGGTGCGGGTGGCCGGTGGCCGGCACTTGCGGGATGCGCTGAAGCGCAACGCTGGTGCGACGAACCAGGTCCGTGATTTCTTTTTCGAACTCGGGAACTTCGATGGCGCCAGTGCCGAGGTAGTCGGCGGCTGCGCTCAAAGAGATGTTTTTGGTATCTGCGGCCATTTGAGTAGGCTCCTAAAAAATGAGGACGTAAAAAAACCGCCTCATGGGCGGTTGACGTTGTTTCTGGTCTGGATCAGTTGGCTTGGCCAGCTTCCATCATTCCGGCGTCGCGCAACTTGAGCTTTGCGGCGATGCGCTGCTGGGCACCCTTGACGCCGGCGGCTTCGAGGGCCGCGTCGACTTGGGTCATGGTCAGTTTCTTGCCGTCGTTCACGGCATCTGCCAAACCAGCTTTTGCCAGGATGGTCTGCACGCCAGCGTCGAGCGTCTTGCGGGCCGGTGCCGGTGCGTCGGTAAATGCCTTGGCCTTCAAGTCGGTGACTTGCGTGCTCAGGCTTTCCAGCGATGCCGTGACCTTGGCCAGGGCGTCATTGGTTTCCTCGTTGCCGGACTTGTCGGCGGAAGCGCGCACGCGGGCGTCCTCCAAAAAGTCGTGATCGCGGTAGACCTTGGGCACACGGCCAGAAACAGCCTCGGCGGCCATGTGGGCTGCCATGTGGCGCAGATGAACGACGTGGCCATTGCTGGGGTCGTTGCCCACACCGGCAGCAGCCATTACGTCGGCGCACGCGTTCACGGCGTCGACGTGAGGCTTCACCTGGTCAATGATGGGGCCAGCCAGGGATGCGGCGGCCTTGATGCTGGCGACTTCGGTCGACAGCGCTTTGACGCTTTCGGCGATGGGGCCAAGTTGTGCAGCCAAAAAGGCCTTGAGTTCTTCGGGGGTCATGTCAATTTCCTTGTCGGCCGATGCGGCCAGAGAGGTGGAGGTGTATGCCGCCAGGTCCTTGTAAAGAACGGCAGCGCCAGTGAACACGCAGTTTTCGATAACCCACAGGTCGGCAGTACGGTCCTGGATGCGGGCGTCTACTTCAATACTGAAGCCAAGCGCGTCCTTTTCAGCCTGTATCTGCTCGCACTCCTCTGGGAAGTCTTTTGCGTAGAAAAAACCTTCGACCTTGATCGCGCTGCCTTCAATCACGGCGGCAGTGATGATCCCGATCTTCTTTTGGGGGTCGTGACCCTGAAAGCCGGGCTCGTAATCCACACCCATGCCCAACAGGCTGGGCAGAGCGCGTTCCGCGACTTCTTTCGACATGTAGACCCGGTGGCCTTTGGAGCCGTGGGGCGCAATGTCGCTGGGTTCATCGACCCTGGTCAGCACGCCGGAAAACGGCATGCGGTTGGGGTGGCCGTCCCATTTCGGCATTTCGATTGCCATGCACTCGAATGAGACGATGGAATCGGACTGCCAAGAGGACGTATCCACACCCAGCTCTTCTGCCCTGGCCAAAATCCGGCACGTCGCCTCTGTCCGCTCTTCAGCGGTCAGGTCTTTGGTGCGTAGCACGGTCTCGCGGGCGAGCCGGACGTGCGTGGCGTCGTGGATTGGCAGCTTGCGCTTGCCAGGCACGGCGAAATCCGTCTCGGCGAGCGCGGCGCGCTGGTCTTTGGTCAGGGACATGGGAGTGCTTTACAAAACGGCTTCCAGCGCCTTGAATGCTTCGGAAACGTTGGCCGGCACTTCGCCCATCGTGGCAATAAACGCCTTGAGGTTGCCAGCCAGCGTTTCGCAACGCACAAGCTGGCCCTCAAGTTCGTAGTTGCGCGCCACGGCGGCCGCACGGGCTGCAGCCGATACCGTGGCGACAAACGAGACCGGCTGCGCCAATTCCTTGGCGGTTTCCTTGGACGGCTTTGCCACGGCTACAGCAGGCTCGTCAGCGTAGCCAGGTCAGTGGCCACGGTCGAGTTGGTGATGCCGCCGGCAGAGTTGATCTGGGTCACCAGCTGCTTGAGCTCGCCCAACTTGATTTCCAGGGCCGCCAAGCGGTACTGTTGCGCAAAGTTGGCCGGCGTTGGCTGCTTGGCGATCAGCTGCTCGAGCGTGACGCGGGCGGCGGTTGCGTTGACTGCTGCTGCCATGATCAGGCAATCGTGGTCAACGCGGTGTTGATGGCCGTCAGATTCGTGCCAGCCGGCAGGTACGCTGCCAAGCGGGTCAACTGGATCTGCACTTCTTGCAAGCTGGTGACAACAGCGCTCAGCATGCCGGTGGCGTCTTCCGAGCCAACGGCGGCGATGACGGTCGATTGCTCGCTGGCGAGGATGGTCAGCGCTTTCAAGGGGGTAATGAGTGCCATGATGGGCTCCTATGCGGGTGGTGGTTGAACTTTGATCAGGCGACGATCACGACGTCGAACGTGCCGGCCGCCAGGGTGTTGGCGGCAAGGCGCGGCGTGAGCGTCACATTGAAGCCGGTGGAGGTTTTGCCGCTGACAAAAGCGGTAGCGTCTTGCCCGGGGTTGACCAGGACGGAATAGCTGGCCGGCAGACCGGGCACCGACACTGCGGTGACCACGGCAGCGCCTGCACCGCCGCCCGCGGCATTGGCAACACCGGGAATGCTGCCGATCAGCACTTGGCCTTGATTGGCTTGGACTGCGCCGCTGGGAACGGCGATGGCGTGAGCAAATTTCATGATTAATCCTCAACTTTCGGTTGTTTGGTTGGTTTGGCTGCGCCTTTTTGCGGCTTGTTCTTGATGTTGGTATCAAGGTCGGTCGCAAGCCCGCGCGCGGCGAGTTTGGCGATCTCTACATCGGCTGCATTCAAATCAGCCCACTGAGATTTCGAGGGCTCGCGGCCCAGTTTTTCGCGTATTTCGTTCGGCGTCAGCGCGTTCATTTCGTAGTACGCGCCGTGAATCTTGGACAGCAGCTCTTCGTCGTCGCGGTCAATGCCAAGCCACTTGAATTCGATCTGAGAAAAGCCCAGCCGGCCTTCAATGGCTTCGCGGTTGATGTAACTGGCAATGTTGGTCGCCAGCGGGATGATGGCGGCCTGCCAATCCTTGTCTACCGAGACCTCTGCGGTGCTGCGGTTGACGTCGGCCTCGATGCCGAGATTGCTCGGGCTGATTTCAAATGCCGTCGCAATTTCCCGAATCAGGAATTCCTGATACTTGAGGTACAGGGCGTCGTCGCTGGCACCGCGCAGCGCCAGCACGTTGACGTCTTTGTCGCCGCCCACCATGGGCGTCTGGCCCTGGCCTTCGACCTCGTTGCGCCAGTACTCCCGGAATTTATCCAGGGTCGTGGCATCCATGCCGGGGAACTGCAGAATGTTGGCCGGCTGGCTGTTGCCGGCCACGTTACCCGCATAGTCAGCCGTGGAAAGCAGGCGGTTGATGGAGCTAAAGGCAATTTCCAGACTGCCAAGGCCAAAGGGATTGTCTGTGCTCGGGTCTTTTTTGATGTAGATCAGCTGGTCATTGGTCAGCGTGATGCCGCGCGTGCCGCCCACGTTGCCGTAACCCATGGTTTGGGAGTAGCGTGGCTCGCTCTTGTCGCCAGACCACGCCGCGTAGATTTCGATGGAAAGCGCGTCAACCGGCCACAGCCAGAGCGGGCGCAACTCATGGGCCCCAACCTCCTGCTCAATCGCGCCGGCACCACACACCAGAATGTCTTCGGATACCTGCTCCATCATGGAGCGGAAAGAATCGTCGGTGTTGGGCTTTTCCAAGCACTTTTTTACCGTCTCGATTTGCCGCTTGATCTCGGCCGATTCGGTGACCTCTGGTTTTGCCACGACTTCCCAGCGCAGCCCGACCACGGAGTTTTTTACGTAGTTGATGGCCCGGCGCGCGTACACGGTCCGGCTAAACCGGCGCAGGTTGCTGGGCGTCGGTTTGATCATGGGCCGGTCGCGCGTGTAGCGCTGGCCGCCAATGCTCATCAGCTTGGCATAGGGCACGGTATCGCGCGCCGGGTTCTTGCGCAAGCGGCCAGCCCAGATGGCGCTGGCAATCCTGTCGCCAGCCCACTCGCCCAATCGTGCTGTGAATGTCGGTTTTTTGCTCATAGTTTCCTATACCGACCCGAAGGACCAGCGCTTGGCCGTTAAAAGCCTATGGAATGCCCGGCTGCAGGCGTCTACCTGATCGTCGAATGATCCATTGGGGAACATCCTCAACTCATCGACAAAGGCCTGATTCCATTCACCGCGAACCATAAAGACGTTTCCGGCTTCCACCTGAGCGGCCAGCGGCGCTGCCCGCGTTGCCTTGCTCCCGGTTTCCGGCGTGAATTCCACGTCATATCCGGCGAGCTTTTGGATAAACCCGAATGCCTGGGCCTTGCCGGCCTGCCCTGGATCCTGTGGCCCGCTGATTGGCACCTCATAGCCATCCATCGCCGCCGTGGTCAGCAGCGCCTGCTCGACCGCCAGCGGACTCCCGCGGAATCGGCTGATATGGCAAATGTAGATT